TATGACTAATTCCAAACTAGAACAAATCCTAGAAAACGCTTCGGCACTAGGTAACTTTGAGAACAACAGCCCTGAATGGCATGAGCTTAGAAATCAAGTAGGCGTAATTTCAGGATCAGAAATAGGTGCAATTCTTGGCTTATCTCCATTTACTTCAGCAGTAACTCTTTGGGCAGAAAAAACTGGAAGGCTTCCTAGACAGGTTGTAGGTAATACTGCAATGCGTTTAGGGCAACTTGTAGAACCTGCGATTAGGGAACTCTATAAAGAATCCCATGCTGATCACGAAGTTTACGAAGTAGGAACTTATGCCGCTAAAGATGCTTTATGGATGCACGCAAATCCTGATGGCATTTGTTTTGATGCTGAAGGTAATCCTTACATTTTAGAAATCAAACATACCGCTTTGTATTGGGATTCAATTCCTGAACACTATAAGGCACAAGTCTTTTGGTATATGTTTGTTTTTGGCTTGAAGAAAACTGTCTTTGCTGTAGTCAATGCGGGCAGATATAAAGAATATGAGCTTCTTTGGGATGATTTTGAATGGGATTCTATGCTTCAAGCGGTGAAGAAGTTTAGAGAGAATGTTTTAGAGAATGTTCAACCTGATTGGGATGGATCAGAATCAACTTATGAAACCACTAAAGCTCTTTCCCCAGATGTTGAAGCCCGATCTGAAGAATTAGGGCAACTAGGTTTAGAACTGTTCAATGCACAAGATAAATTTGATGAAGCTGAAAATCATCTTCGGGAAATGAAATCTAGAACTGTAGCAGCGTTGAATGGTGCTAAAAATGGAACTATAGATGGCGTAACTGTTTGCACTCTAAGTCAGCGTGCAGGTGGAACTCCTTACCTAACAATAAAGAAAGCAAAATAAAAATGAGTAAAGAAAAGAAAAGATACAACTTCAAAGCTTTTGTTTTTGGAAATAATGGTGATGTCAATTTGATTATTGAAAATTCAGAAAATGAGTTTGGATATAACACTAAATTTGAAATTGAACTTACATCTGCTGAACGCCAAGAACTGATTACAGCAATAATTACAGCAAGCAGACCAGGAGAGCAAATCTAATGGCACACTTCAACCCCGCAGATTATGAAACTGTTGCCGAAAGAATCGCACGCTTCTATAAAGATTTTCCAGATGGAAGAATCGTAACTAAAAACATTACACAACAGCACGATAGAGCAATTTCAACTTGGGTTGTTCAATCATGGGTTTATTTGACTTCCGAAGATCAGGCAAGGGGCTTACCTAAAGCAACAGGTTTAGCTTTTGAAATTGATGGTGCAGGAATGGCAAATAAAACTTCTGCACTAGAAAATGCGGAGACAAGCTCAATCGGAAGAAGCCTGGCAAATGCGGGCTACTCTGGAGATAAAAGAGTAACTAGAGAAGAAATGAATAAAGTCAATCGGGGCGTTACTCCTTCTAAAAACTATATGGCGGCTTTAGAAAACATCAACGACATTGAAGGTCTTAGATCTCTTTACAACGAAGCAAAACAAAATAAAGTTCCGTCTAGTATTCTTGAAGCAATCAAGGAAAAGGCAGATGGAATCTCTAACCGCTGAACAAGCTATAGTAATCAGCAATATCGCTGAACTAACTGAACTATGTCTTATCTTGGATCGGGAAGATGAAGTTATTCTTAGGGCTAAGATGATAACTCGGATAAATGAGCAAGGTCTAAGGCTCAGAAATCTACTAGAAAACCCCTAGAAATAGGGGTTTTTTCTTGTTATAAAACCTTTATAAAACTTTCGCCTTTTTGTGCCTATGGCGGTGCTTTTTTGGTACATTGGGCAGGTCAGGGAAAAGCCCTGAATATCGGACAAACTGAAGGACAAAAAATGACTAGACAAGAACTAATCACCAGAATCAACGAAGAACAAAAATACGATCAAGATTATGTAGATCTTATGAAAAAGCGTTGGGGTGCAGATCTTGAGCAATTAGATGGCAGAACTATGGTTGATGTATTGAGTTACTTACTAGGTCGCAAACTTTCACAGCACACACGCACACAGGCAGGTGCATAATGTCTAAGCAAAAATGCGAAGTATTAGCTCAAAGACTAGGTGCGGTTATTACTGAACCAGATTACCTAAGACTAGAAGCCCCACTAGGTAGAACATTTGATGGGCAAGTCCATGAACAGATCTACTATTACTCCGAAGGCGATAAAGCGGGGGCATGGTTGGACATGCTTGCGGATCTAAGACAGATAGAAAAAATTGGGGACTTTATTACTTGTGAAAAAAAGTTTGACTTCAAGCCATGTGAATGGTGCGACGAGGCTATGGCAAAATTGACTATCAGTTGCGAGAGTTGCAGCGGCAAAGGCTATGCAAAGGACACTATTGCTGGAAGTCTTTTGTGCAGTAACTGCTATGGTAGCGGGCAGGTGGTTGCATAATGTCTAAAGAAACTATTGAACAGCTTCAGGCTGCGATTGAAGAAGCAACGCTTGATCTTATAGATGCTAAGGCAAGAAACTTGCATGAACTTGTAGATGTCTTGAATCACGATATTAGAAAGTATCGTAGAGCAATAAAGAAGCTTCAGGCGGGTGCATAATGTTTAGATCAACTTATGATCTTGAAAGATTAGATATCTTTAGGCACTTGAACGGAAGAAATTATCAGGTAGATAAAATTTCTTGGGCTGGCGGAGATAACTACAAGCTAAGTTGCATAGATGATAAAGATCAACCTGTAGATTTTATTGCTGATGTTCATACTCAATTTCAAGTTATCTATTCTCTAAAGGTTGCTGCTGATGTCTAAAGTTTTAGATAAACCTGAAACGAATTTTATTTTCTGTAAGCAATGCGGAATAATAATTTCTTATGAAGTCTGGTATAAACGAAAAGTTAGGAACAGAGATAATTGGGATCATTGCCGAGATTGCATAGCTACCCCAAAGAAAGTTGAAGTCTTTGTTCACCCAAGTTTAGGCAGAATCGCTTGTGTGCCTTATGTTGGTGAATTGAACGATCAATGGCAGCCGATCAACGCTGTAGGCGATCTTTATCTTCCAGGCGAAAGAATCTGCGGGCATAAGGATTGTGTAAATTCAGCTCATATTTTGAAGCCTGAACCTAAAACTGTTTCTGATGTTGATTTGCTGTTAGGGCTTATAGAGATTCAGGATTTCAGTAAAAGGGCTTCAGCGTAATACAGTTGGAAAACAATAAAAAACAGAAAATGGGCAAAATGAATAAAAGATATAAATATGAGGATTACGAAGTTATCTGGAAGCATAGTAAAGCTTCGGGAAATGATTTACTTCTGCTTCTATCGCTAGTCAAATATCGGCAACCTGCGGGGATGTATGCGACTAAGGAAACGATTGCGGGGCTTATGCGGTGTAATGCCGATACTGTTGATCGTTGTTTGAAACGCTTGAGAGATCTTCGGGAATTGACTTGGGATAAGGGTTCGGACATGTCTAGAAGGGCTAACCGCTACTATATTTTGCTTCCAGGTTTGGATCTTGATGCGAATAATACCCCCCTAATTTCACCCCGAAACACGCCCCTAAACTCACCCCGGAACTCAAGGGAAATATCCCCTGTTTCTCAAGGTGAATACCCCCGCAATATCACCCCCCTAAACATAAAAGAAACAGAAATAAAAGTTAAGCCAGAAATCAATGTTTTTGATGCTTCTAAGTTTGGGAAGTTACATTTGCGATCTTGTGATGTTTCTGCTTTACCGCCTTTGCTTGTGTTTGAGCTTCTTCAGGCTTTTGCTTCTAGTTATGAATGTAGTTCTGCTTATACCGAGAAAGTCAGGCTTGAACGCTGGTGGGCGTATTTGGATAAGGCTGCTTCGCAGTCTGAAGGGAAGAACTGATGTTGAATGAAATTTTTACTGAAGATTGTTTGGTAACTATGGATCGGATGCCTGATGGGTTTGTTGATTTGGTTGTTACTTCTCCGCCATACGATAATTTGAGAGTTTATAACGGCTATAGTTTTGATTTTGATTCTGTTGTTCAGGGCTTGTATCGGGTTTTGAAGGATGGTGGCGTTGTTGTTTGGGTTGTTGGTGATGCGACTTTGAAGGGATCTGAATCTGGGACTAGCTTTCGTCAGGCTTTAGGTTTTCTTGATGCGGGTTTTAGGTTGCATGACACAATGATTTGGCGGAAGACTAACCCTATGCCGAAGGTGAAGACTAAACGCTATTTTGATGTTTTTGAATATATGTTTGTTTTTAGTAAGGGGCAGCCGAAGTCTTTCAATCCGATTATGCAGGAAACGAAGTCTGGCGGTAAGGTTTATAACTCAACTGTGAAGAAGATTTCTACAGGTATGGAGAGAGTTCAGAAAACTTTTGTTTTGAATGGGGAGAGATTCAAGGACAATATTTGGGATTGTGCGGTTGCCCAGAATAAGACTTCTCATCCAGCGGTGTTCCCTGAAAAGTTAGTTTCTGATCATATTTTTTCTTGGTCTAACGAAGGGGATGTTGTTTACGATCCATTTATGGGTTCGGGGACTACTGCTTTAGCTGCTTTGAAGTTGAAAAGGAATTTTGTGGGTTCGGAGATTAGTGCCGAATATGTTGAGATCTGTAAAAAAAGAATAGAAAAGGAAACTGGATTATGGGATTAGAAGATAGAAAAGAAATAGTTGCTTTGTTGAAGGATAAGTTTTTTCCTTTGGATTATGGGGTTTGGCAAGCGGATGAACTTTTGGAACAGGTTTTTGCGATTATTTTGAACCCAGATCACAGTCTTGGGGATGAGTTCGTTGATTATGAATGAAATAGATTTTGAGGAACTTGTTGTTGGGTGTCTTCTTGTAAATCAGGGTTTGGGGATGGAACAGATTTCCCTTGTTGCTGATGATTTTGATGCTCCCTGGTTTGCTGATGCTTATGCGATTATGTCGGATCAGTTTGAGAAGAAAAGGTTCTTTGATGTTTTTACTGTTTGTGCGGAGATTGAGAATTCTTCTTCACGCCAGAGAGTTTATGATTCTGTTCAGTTTGCTTTTACTCCGCAGAATGTGCATAGCTATGCTTCTAAGGTTTTAGAAAAGAGTGTTGAACGCCAGTTAGGTTTGCTTGCTTTAGAGATGCAGAAGGGCGGGGATGTTCAGGAAAAGATTGATGCTGTTCGGGTGAAGTTGGATCAGTTGAAGGTTGTTCAATCTTTAGAGCTTCCAGATTTGCGGTGGGATTTGCAGATGATGCTAAACGATATTTTGAATCCGAAAAGAACTTTGACTACTTGCTTTGCGGGCTTGAACCGCATGATTGTTGGGTTGAAGCAGTCGGGGCTTTATGTGATTGGTGCTAGACCAGGCGTGGGTAAAACTGTTGTAGGGATGCAACTTGCTTGGGAACTTTCTCGGATGGAAGATGTTGTTTTCTTTTCGCTTGAAATGGATAAGGCTTCCCTGTTGAATCGTGTCGTTTCGGGAGAGTTAGGGATTCCTTTGGAGAGCATTGAACGGGGAACTTTGCTTCCAGAGTGGCAGGGGGCTATAGGTGATCTGATTCGGACTGTAGAGAATAAGCTGATTATTTCTGATCGTGGCGGGCAGACTATTCAACAGATTCGGGGTTATCTAAATGCGGTGATGCAACAGCGACCAGTAAAAGCTGTCTTCGTGGATTATTTGCAATTGATTCAGGCGGCTAACCCTAAGTCCCCGAAGTATGAACAGATTTCACAGATAAGCATGGATCTAAAGAATCTTGCTAAGGAGTTTGGTGTTCCTGTTGTTGCTTTAGCCCAGTTGAATAGGCGTATTGATGGGAAACCTGATGAACGACCAACTGCGGGAGATCTAAGGGATTCTGGTCAGATTGAACAGGATGCGGATGTAATTATTATGTTGTCTAGAAAGCAAAGTGAAGAAGATATTATTTTGGATAAAGATATCGCTGCGGGGCTTAGTCAGAAGCTTTATGCTTTTGGGCAGAAGTCTTTGATTACTTTAGATGTGGTCAAGAATAGGCATGGGGCTACAGGCTTTTTTGAAGCAAAGTTTGATGGCGAGTTCTCTAGAGTTAGGGAAGTGGCTGTTGCTTGAAAAATACTTTATTGAGCAAATCAGTTATGCGGAAGCAATGCAGATTGTTGTTGAGAAGCATTATCTTCATAGAAAAGCCCCCTGTTCTATAGCCTTCGGGTTATTTCACTTTGAAGACCCTTTGACTTGTTTAGGTGTCGTTGTTTATGGAACTCCCGCTTCTAGCTCGCTTCGTAAAGGTTTATGCGGGGAAGAACATGTAGAAAATGTTTATGAACTAACTAGGCTTTGGGTTGATGATACTGTTCCAAAAAATGGTGAGAGTTTTCTGATCGGGAATACTTTGCGAAAACTTGATAAAGAGATTATCGTTAGTTTTGCTGATACTGAACAAAACCATTTGGGGATTGTTTATCAGGCTACAA